GGCATTATTTACTTATACTTCTAAGACTATCCATTACTTTATCAATATCAGGTTCTGTTCCGTTAGGGTCATAAACACATTGATATTTCTTTGGACACCAAGTTTCAATCATTAATTTATATGTTTTATTTCCACCCTCATATATGCACGCTTTTTTATTAGTATATTTAGATGTAAGTCTTTTTTTTAATCTACATGTAGTATATTTTTTTTCTTTTATTTTTCCCTGCCATACCTTTTGTTTATATGTATAATCTTTTGGTGCATTATACATCTTGCCATCTGCAAATGCCTTGAAATACAAACCAATTGTCATGGCAACTACTGCAATGATTAAAAAAACAATACCCATTGTTTTAAGAGCATCTATTAAATCTTTTTGTCTTGCTCTTGCTTCTGCTTTAGCTAATCTTTGTTGTTCTTTAGCCTGATTAATTCTATCTGCTCTTTCTTTTATAATTTGGTCCCATGCAGTAGGTCCAAATCGCATATTTATTAAATTTTTTAACTCATTCCTTTGTTCTTCAAGTAATTTTCTATCTATAAAATCTGATGCAGTAGATTCAATGCCAAATTGTGCTTTAATACCAAGACCTTTGCCTTGTCTTTTATTCATTTGTGCTTCGCCCTCAAAAAATCCATCTATTTGTTGAGCTATGCCTTTTATGTCATTTACGGTGTTTATATTTTCTTTGATGAAATCTACTGATTTTTTAACTAATGCAATGCCTGTGAGTGTGGCTGTTACAAATTCCATAGATTACCTCAATAGCAAACCTAGAAGTAATAAAATCGCAGTTCCCGAAGTTGCTATCATTATGTGTTCTATTCTTTTAATTCTTAATATAGTTTCTATCCATCTCTCCTCTGTAACAGCAATATGTTTCTCTAATGTTACATGTATTTCTTGTACTGATGGTTTTTTCATTCAAAATCTCCAGTATCAATTATCTTTTTTTGTGCTGATAATGGAATATCTTGAATAAATTTTAATATATCTTCATTATCTTCTGTAGGCACAACGTCATCTACACCAATTAATTCTTCTCTAACAGGTGTAGTTGATGCTGGTATCTCAGATGCTATCAATAAAGGTTTTCTACTATCTATAAAATATCTTTTTGTTAAATCAACGGCTCTTTGTCTTTGTGATAGAACCTGAGCACCCTCTGCCATTTCTTTAACCATTGGTAAAGTTGCTAAATATTTACCATAACTTAATAATCCACCTCTTTGTAAAGATGCTAATAATGTATAACTTGTTCCTGATGGATTTGATTTTATTTCAGCAAATAATGTAGGTAATACATCTTTTCTAAATTGTTTTATTCTTGCAATTTCTTTTGGTGTAAATAATTCTTTTGTAAAAAAGGCATTTTTTTCAAATATATCATTAAAATTATTAACAATATTTGTTCTTGTAATGCCTGATTTACCTACACCTGAAAATGCTTTTTCTAAAACTGCATCTTTTAACAATGCAAATACTTCTTGTTTTTTATCATCAGGTATATTGGCTTTTATTGTATTTAAAACCTTTTTCATAACTGGTTTTGGGTTAAATTTAGAATGACCAAGAAATGAATTTACTATTTCTGTTGGTGCTAAATCTTCATCTACAATTTTTGATAGAATTGCTTTTGTTCTAGCATCTCCACCACCTTTACCTGATAATTTTATGTATTGTGCATATGCTTCATTTGATTCTTTTAATGTATTAATAATGTTATCATTACCTTGTATAAATCCATTATCAATGCCATTAAAAACAAAATTATCTAATGTATTTTTAAAATTACCTGCTTGTACTGCATCAGGACTTCCTTTTTCAGCACTTCTTTGTATTTGATTAACTGCTTTTTGTATTCTTTGTAAAACTCTAAAATCTAATGGTTTACCACTTTTAATTGCACCATTTAGTGTGTCATTTAAATATTTTTGTATATCGGCAGTTTTTGGTAAATTTTTTAATTCAATAGGTAACAATTGAAAATCAGGAGATGTAAATTGTTTTCTTAAATTTATTAAACCTTCTTTTGATACAAAAGGAATATTTTTGGCATTTTTAATTGTATTGTAACCAGTTTTTGCAATGTTTTTTAATCTTCCTGTTTCTGCAGTAATTATATCTCTTACTTCTTCAATGCTTTTTTGACCAATATTAGCCATTTCTCCTGTGCCATCAACTTGGTCTATTTGTTTGCCAAAAGTCCCTGTGCCAAATTCATCAGCTAATGATTTTGCATCTTGTTTTATTAAATCTAATTGTTGTGCATCAAATGCTTTTATTACACCACCACCAGCAACCTTTGTGTCCATGCCTTGTGCAAATCTAAACATTTCTTCTTCTTGCAATTCAGGATTTAATTTATTTGCAGTAGGCACACCTGTTTGACCTAAATCGGCAGTCCTTTGTCCTTCTGTTAATGGAAATTTAGATGTTTGAGTAATAGTGCCTTTTACAAAATCAGGTGGTTTTACACCAACTGCTTTAGATGTGCCTCTAACAACTGCTTTTGCACCTTCTTTTGCAAATTTTAATGATGGTGGTGTTGCTATATCTATTGCAGTAGCTAAAGAACCTAATTTTAATGATTCAACACCTTTTTCTCCAAGAGTTTCATTTTTTGCTTGTGCAGTTTTTGGTGCTAATAAATCTTCTAATGTGCCTGACAAAAATTCGGTTGCAGTATAACCAGTTGTGCCAACACCAATTTTTCTAGCAAGACCCTTTGTTTTGTTCATTATTTTAGAAACTGGTAAAAATTTAACAATTTCCATAGCAAATGTATTCATATCTGCATCTGTTAGTCCGGGTTTGTTTACATAGTAAAAATCATTGTTCCATTGAATAGCTAAATTATCGAATTTATCTTTAAAGACACCACCATATCTTTTATCGCCTTTAAATGTGTTTTCAAAAACTTCTGCCTTTGCAGTATCATCTCTTACTGCACCTATTTTACCTTCTGCTAATAAATCTTCCCAAAAACCAATATCATCTAATTTTGTTATTTCACGAAGATTTGGAAATTCAATTGGTTTATCTTCTCCTGTAAATGCCTTTTTCATTGCTATAGGCATATCTACAAAAGTTTCCTTTAAACCCCTTTTTGTTCTATCTAAAAAACTTTCATCATCTTCAACATCTTTATCTAATTGTGTTTGATTTTGTTTTGTAATTGTAAAAGATGGCTGATTGCCTCTTGCATTAGGATTTACAACAATACCCTGTTTTTTTAAATCTTCTAAAGTAAACATTTTTAATTACCCAAATTAGCTGGTAATTCTAGGGGTAAACTTATACCTTTAATTATATAAGTTCCTAGACCATCAAATAATTTATTACCTCTACCGTCATCATTTATAAAAACTGCACCTCTATCTAAATCTGCATAAAAATTCTTGATAATCTGTTTCTTACCTGCATCATCATCAAATTTTGCATCACCTTCATTATCAAAAAGACGATTCTGTCCTTCTGCATCTTTATAAATTTTATCAAATATTCCAATATCCTGTTCTGCAACTTTATCGTCAATATATTTAAAACTATAATTTTTGGGGTGTGATAATAATTGTTTTTCTAATTTGTTTAATTTAATACCATTTTCAGTCATTTTTTGTAATGTGTATAAATTCAGATAATTAGCTTCCTTGTCATTTGCTAATGATAAAATACCTTTTTGATATGCCTTAAATTCCATATCTGATGTTGAACCTGAACCTGTTGGTCGCATCATAGGTGCTAATTGAAATGATAAAGATTGTAATATTTGTTGGTCATTTAAATCTTCATCGGTAAAGCCAAATCCAACTTTTAACATTTGTTTCAATCTTAAAAATCCTTCTGTATTACCAAATCCAGTTGTTACATTTGGATTTAACAATATTTCTTTAGCTTGTTTTAATCGAGGAATAACTGTGGTCATTTTTATAATTGACTCATCTTTTTTATTCATATTATCAAGTTTTTTCTGTTTACTTTGATATAAACTATCAGGCAAAGAACCTGCAATTTGATTTACAATTACACTTTTAATATCAGAACCTTCGGTTTCAATATTAAATTCTATAGGTTTACCAGCAAAAATTGCCGCAGTACCAAGTTTTTCATTATCATTTGTGGATACTTTGAAAATAAAATCTTCATATCCCGGTATTTCAGGTCCTATACCTCTATCTGAAAGAAATTTTTTGGCTTTTTCCTCAGTCATATAAGTTAATGCAGTGCCTTTTCCTAATACCTTTCTTGTGGTTGCTTTAGGTTTTGCAACTTTACCTAAAAATGTTAAAAGGTCTGAACGAGAAGTGGCATCTGCTTTTCTATCTGCAATATCTGATGCTAATTTTAATTCTGCACCTTTTAAAATACCTGATGCACCAGCACCTAATGCTGTGGCTCCCGGCACACTTGATGCTCTTGTCATTTCAGCAGATGCAATTAATCCTAATAATGCAGGGTCTAAAGGTTCTCTTTTTCTATTAAATAAAGATGCTAATGCACCACTATCAATATTTTGTAAATTTGTATTAGATGCACCAAATAAACCTTTTAATCTATTTACATAATTTTCATCAATCGCCATTATGCTCTCCTACTTAATGCATAAAGACTAGCTAAAGTACCTAATCCACCTAAAGTTTGTCCATATATACTTGGTTGTTGCATAAATTGATTACCTGTTACTTGTTGTCTAGTTACAGTTTCATATGGTATGCCTTGCAAGGCTCCTAAAGCAAAATTTAACATTTCAAATGGAAATTGTTGTTGTTGCAAATAATCTTGATAAGCTAAATCTAATGCTCTTTGGTCTAATTCTCTTTCTGCCTGTCCTGCAGTAATCATTCCTGATGCTACTTGTTCATTTAATCCTTGAGCTAACGGTGCTAAAGCACTTAATGTTTCAGATGCTCTTAATCTACTTGCTTCATCTGTTTCAAAACCTCTTAAATCTGTTTCAAATCCTGCTCGTCTTTCTCCTTCTCCTGCAAATCTTGCCGCTCTTTCAGCATCAAATCTATTTGCATCAAAGGCTCTATCTGTATCAAATCTTTGTGATGCAAATTGCAAAGCCTCTCTACCTGCCTGTTTTCTCAAATCAGAACCTGCTTTTGCAATTTCAGAATCTGTTAATGCTTCTCTAATACCTAATCTTGAACCACCAAATGCACCTGCTCTAATGGCATCACTTGCATTTTGTTGTTGTCTTAATTCTCTTTGTCTGTTTAATTCATCAATAGCTGGGTCAATAGATGTTTGAAATATATCTTGATATTGTCCTGCTCTTTCTACATCAAAATCAGGTGCTACAAAACCATCTCCTATCAATTCATCTGTATCTGTAGGTGTAAATCTTAAATTCTCTCCTTGACCTAATCCCTCTGCCATTGTTTGTGCATCATCTAAAAGAGTTTTAAAAGATTCATCACCACTTGCTAATAAATCTAAACCTTCTCTTTCTCTTTCTGTCATTCTTATTGGATTACCTGCTTCATCTGTACCATAAGTGGCAATACGTTCGCCCTCAAATGCAGGAAATTCTGATTTTGCTAATTCTCTAGCTTGTTCATATAATTCTTTACCACCGGCGGCAACAAAACCCGGCAGTTGTGTACCACTTACAGTTTCTTTATAATCAGGTAATTGGATAGGTTGATTTGTACATATTGCACCCATTTATGCCTCCACGAATATTGAGCCTGCTTTTACAAAACCCAATCTTTTAAAAAAATTATCTTTTCTATCTATATCACCAGAAAATATATGTCCTAATCTGATTTTCATTTTAGCATCTTTTGCAGTTTTTATATAGGTTTGTAATAATTTTTTTGCTACATCACTTTTTCTTTGTTCTTTAAATACAAAAAACCATGCATCACCTACATATTTTTCTTCCGACCACCAATCTTGACAAATTTGTCCAGCTATAGAACCTTGTATTTTATTATCTTTTATAGATACAAAAACTAAACCATTATGTATTAATTCATTAATTTTATTTATTAATTTATCTGATTTAATTTCTGACACTTTCAATTCTGTTTCCTTATGCATTGTATTTAACATTATTGCCAATGCAGATATATCTAAGATTGTTGCTCGACGTATCATGCAATATCTTTCAATGCTCCCATTGTTTCTTCTGGTGGCAATTCTTTTTCTTCCATTGTTTCAGGCTTTGTTTGTTGTTCTGTTTCATCATTTGTTGCTTTAACTTCTGCAATTCTTGATATTAATATTTCTAATTCAGGTAGAAATTTCATCAATACATTCATAACCTTAGGTGTAATTGCTTCATCTAATGCATTAAGTTCTTCTTCAGTCATTTCTGCTAATCTTGTCATTAAAACTGTTTGCATTTCTTCTGATGGATTAAATATCATTTGTCTTGCTTCTTCATTTGGTGGTTGCACACCTACATCTTCTAATGCCATTTAAATCTCCTTTTTATTGTATAATATAGACCAATCTGTTTTTTTGCAGAATAAACCCAATCCATAACATATAGATTCGCCTATAATTTTATATACTTTACCTAAATAATCAGGTTTATCTTTCTTACCTAACAAATATTTAACATGATTTAATCTATGCTTTGCAATATGATGCCAAAATTTGACATATTTTCCTTTTCTCATAGTCTTTACAACATTGATTGCCCAAATATGATAACCTTTTACATGTATTGGTGTTAAATATTTATGTGTATAAAAATAATCAATTAATATATCTTCTGTAGTCATCAAATTAAGTCTTCTTAATTCATTACATATCACTCTACCACCTATTGATGCTCCAACAGTTGCACCTACAACTGCACCAACAGGTCCACCTAAAGAAAGACCAATATATGTTCCTGCCGCAGTTCCTGCTCCTTTTTTTGCAGATTTTACTGGGTCTTTACCTTTTGTTAACACTAAATCAGTAAAAAATGATGTTATACCTGCACCAGCACTTGAATAAATAGTTGAATTTGATGTTGCATCATTTTTCACTCTATCCCAATAACCTTGTTCTCCTTCAGGTAAAGTTTTTGATGAATATGTTTGATAAGGCTTATCGGTGTTTGGATTTTTGCCTTTGATAGAAACATCTATTTTACCCGGAAAATCCTCCAGTTGTACCTTATCAAATTTATTGCCACTACCCTTAAATGCTAATAAAGGACTGTCTTTTGTGCCAATATTTACAAAATCATCATTGGCTTTTAATGCTCTATATTCTGCTATATTACCACTTGCGAGAGCAGATTTTTCATTTGCTACTGCAGGATTAAATAAATATTCTCCTGTACCTTTTAATGTCTTATTAGCTAAATTTAATTTATCAAAAGATTCAGCACTTAAATCAAAGTCAGGATTAATAATTACATCTCCCGGCAAATCTCCAAACCCAAATGCAGATTTTAATCCTGATGTTACAGGACTTTCAACACCTTCTCCAATAGCTTGTCCTACTTCTCTACCTATTTGTGCAGAAACTGCAGTTGCTGTATCTGATATTAATTGTTGTTGTATTTGTTCAGGTGTTAAGAAACCCGGTGGTGTTTCTAATTGTTTATATTCTTCTAATTTTCTTCTATCTTCAAAATCATTTGGGTCATATGTTCTTTCGCCAGTTTGTATTGTCTTTACCCATTCATATATAGGCATTGCACTTGTGCCATATATTTTTTGTAATTCCCCTGCCTCTAATTGTGGCTTTTGTGTGGCTAATTGATAAACGCCATATTTAAATAATGCATCATCAGGGTCCTGATTATTTGTTTTATTTTCATCTGTATCTAAATTTAAAATATCGTCTAATACACCGATTTGTTGTTGTTCTTCTGCCATTAATTAACCTCCAAAAAGCTAACTATTATGTGCAATCTATCAGCCGTAGTAGCCTGTGCCTTTATAATTTCACTTTCTTGTATTATAAGTGGTTGTTCTAATAATTCAACCGTTGTGTTAGATGTTACAGATTTTGCCTTAAAAAGGCTGAAAACACCTGCATCTGCATCTGTTAATGTAATATCTATTGTGTCTGTATTACCACTATCATTGCTTATTAAAATGCTTTTAATGATAGATTGAGTTGCAGTAGGACATGTATATACTGTTGTATTATTGGTGGTAGTCAAATCTTTTTTTGCATTTTTAAAATTATTAGCCAAAGAAAAAACCCTTTGCTGTTGCCTGATTTTCTGTTTCTTGAGTTTGTGCCTGTGTTGTTCTGTTTGTCTGTGTTTGTTGTATTTCTAATGCAGATACTAAATTTCTTGAAAAATCAAACAATTGTCTAGCTGAATCTAAAGCATTTGTTAATCTGTAAACACTTGGTGGTTGTGGTAATCTTATCATCTCATTGAGTCCTCAGTTGCATTTATTCTAAAATCTCCCAATGACCATTCATCATTAAGACCATTACTTGAATATTTTACTGCAATTTGTCTACCTTTTGCTCTTGTACTTACTTTTTCAGTTTGATTAGTTATTGTAAAAGGTCCTTTTGTAATTTCAGTGCCATTTGGAAATTTGCGACATTTAAATTCTAAAAATAAATTTGTATTTTCACTAACAGTTGCATCAGGCACAATTCTATCTATTAAAAATGTTCTATTACCTGTTTCATCTATTTCTAATTCTGAACTTTCAACAAAACAATTCATTGCTTCTCCATCTGCACTTGTACCTGTTTCATGGTCATACAATTTGCCATTACTATCAAATGCCACTGGATTTGTTTTAAAACCTTGTGCATCAAGCCATACATTTCTATCTAATGTACCAACTGTCCATACATTTTCTGCATAATTATATGTAACATAACTATCAGGCTCAGGATTATTTTCACCTAATACATTATCATCACTCACATAAAACCATGTAATTTCATTAAATTTTTTATTTTGACCTACATATGTTTTATCAATGAATTGTGATTGTAATCTGTTAAAAACAAAATATTGCACAGTACATGGTAATTCTTGTACAGAACCATTATAAACAAAAAAATTACTTTTACCTATCCAATAAACATTACCATCTACACTAATGATGCCATTTTTTGCAACTGCTCCACAATTTACAGCTAATAATCTAAATGAAAATGTAAAAGGTGGACCAACAAATGTCATTCCATAAACTGCTTCATCTGTAGCTATAAATGTTTCATCTTTTGTTGGAATTATAGATACAATTTTGTTACCTACTTCTAATCTTTGGTCTCCTGCAGTATTTGTGGCAGTTGGTGTAAAATTAGTAAAATCTTCTTGGTCTGAAAATCTAACTAACATTGGGTCTTGGTTTGTAGTGCCTATATTAGTAGTTCCACCAACAATTAGATGTCTATCAGGAAAAGAAATAGCTATTGTTCTGTTTTTTGTAGGCACATCACTTGCACCTGCAATACTTGATGCTAATACTGCTCTATTGGTTTCTCCACCTGATGTGTCCCAATAATATATTTGACCATTTCTGTTATTTGCTAATAAATCTTCCCCCCATAATTGTAATGACCATTGAGTTGCTTCTAATGCAATTGTATCACTAACAATATCTCTAGCAGTTCCCCACGTACTTTCACCCCATGTACCAACACCCCAACCAGTGGCTGTGTCTGCACTTTGTATGTTCATACTATCATCTCTGCCAATTAAATATTTAACATCTAATCCTGTTCCACCACCTGTAGTAGTGCTAGATGCAGTATCAGGAGATGTAAATGTATAAGTGTTTGAATCAACTACTGTAATTGAATAACCTTCAATTCTATTTAATGTATCTGCACTAATACCACCAGTGGCAGTCGCTTGTTCTATAACTATAAAATCACCGTTTTTTGCTCCATGAGCTGTATCTGTTACTGTAACTGTTGCAGAACCATTAGTAACTGATAATGGATTACTTAAATTTGTTGATGTTTTTCTAAGTGGCGTAATATCATATAAAACACCACTATTTATTATATATAAATGATTATGAGTGCCTAATGCATATCTATCAATACCATCTGTAATACTTCTCCAAAATATGGCATTTTTTGGCTTACCTTGTGCAAGTGTACTACTTTCTGTATTTATATTATTAAAATAAACTTCTTGTTCCCAACCACCAATTTTTGTTGGATATCCATTTCTAAATCTAATTAAATTACTATCAACATAAAATGGTCCATTTTTACCTGCTGAATAATCAGTAATATCTTTTACAATACCTGCACTTAATTTTAAAAGTCTGTAACTCAAACTGATATATTCCCCATTCTTTTACATAATCTTTCTGCACGATTTGGTACTTGTGAATACCATTTTGAATTTCGCATCTCAGATTCTGCACCTTTCCAATCATGTTTTATTACGTTTTCTCTCATACGAATAAATTTAGATAATCTAGGACGACCAAGATTAAACATCATATTTGCTATAATTAATTGTGCTTCATCAGGTAATGTAAAAAATTCATCATATAATATTGTGCAATCTTCAATTACCTTTTCTACGTCTTTTAAGAAGCACTCATTGACTCTTTCTTCACTTACCTCTGTACCTACCTCAAAATCGTTTTCTGGGTCTGTAGCCTTACATAAATGCCCTATTCCAAAAGTTTTATAACCAAGATGGTCTAAATACACCTCGTATTTTACTCCCTCATCTTCAATCAATTCTGTTTTTAATTGTTCTATATCCATTTAATTCTCTCTCAAAACATCTAATTCAGACCATGCAGAAAATTTAGAACCACTTATATCGCAATCTTCTTCTTCATACAATTGGCATGCAGGGCAAATAAATCTTAAAGTTTGTATTTTATCTTTGTTTACTACAATCTGTTTCTGCATACTTATTTTACATCTATAACAAAATTTATTTTTGTTCATTTTGTCAAACCTTTTTGTTTTTCATATGTTCTGAGTCCTCCGATGCCAAGCATTCCGCCGAGAACAGTTAAAAGTGTACCCATATCAAAATCAGGCAAATCAGGTAATTCTAACCCAGCAAAACTTGCACCAAATATAATTAAATCTTTTATGATAAAGTGATAGGCAAAAGCAATCGCACAGACCCACCCAACTGCTGGGCGCCAACCGCCCTTAAATAAAGAACCTGATTGTGCTTCTGCCTTGTTTATTTCTAATTGAGCAAGTAGAGCTTCCTGAGCATGTTTCTCAGACATGGTGGCTATTTCATGAGCCAATTTAGCTTTTTGGTCAGCATCAGGTATAAATTTATCTAATAAACCTGTAACTGGACCAATTAATGCCTGTAACATCTAAACCTCCATTAACTTCCACATCTTGGGCATCTTTTTTTTTCAAATCTACTATCTATCCATACTTTACCATAATAAAGTACAAATAGCCAAAAGGTAAATAATATACCTTCTACATAACTTAAATCATTCCATGCATCTAAAACCATATTTTCCATTTTAACCTCCCTACAGGTAATTCTTGACATCTGTATTTGACAGGTTTCCATAAAGGATAATATTTGTGTACCTGTCTACTTATTTCTAATGCTCTTTCTTTACATTTTGTTTGGGTTTCGTAAGGACCTCTCGTATCTTCTAATGTCTGACAAGTATTTGGCATTGCAATCATACATATTGTAACAAATGCCTTAAACATCATTTTCTATTCATAATAGCACTAGCACCCATATATGCACCAACAATACCAGCACCACTAATATAAAATAAATTTGAAATATCCGATAAAGCCTTAACTCTTTCAATATCGACAAAAAACATAGCCAAAGTAAATAAACCCATAGCAACCAAACTGGCAGTTGCCATTCTTCTTTGTGCTCTTTGTTTTCGTAAATCATGCTCAAGTTTTTTTATTTCTGTAACATGAGCTAACTCGTCATCAGATACTATTCCATCTCCGTCAGTATCATATTCATTATATTTACTGTTATTTTCTAATTTTTTTTGTTTTATTGCCATTTAGGTCCATCAAACCATGCCACTAATGATTGTCTAATACCTTTAGTAACTGGTGTAACTCTATGTGTTAAATAACTTGGAAATACTAAAACAGTTCCTTTACCTCTCAATTTATGAACATCAGGTTGTTGAACCTCATTAAATTGAAAATTACCACCTTCATAATCGCTTGAATTGGAAAGTTGTAATGTTATAGATAATTTTCTATCAAGATTGTCATTTCTGTGCCAATCTATATCATGATGCCAACTATAATGACCATCTTCAGTTGCATGATATTCTGTAAATTGTACGTCAGCTTTTTTGTAGATAGATACATTAAAAGCATTAATATTTGCTTGGTCTACAAAATCATAGAGTAAATTTAAAACTCTTTTATCTTTTATCCAACTAATTTTACTTTTTCTTTGTTTTTCACCATCATTATTAAATGTTGTTCCCTCTATTGGTTCTCCACTTAATTTTTTTATATCATCAATTATATTTTCTGGAATGGCATTTTGAAACATTTGCCAATTTGGTCTTACTTGACCTAATGTTACTACATTATTATCTATTTCTTTAATCATTGTTTTCTCCCTTTATTCAAATGGTATAAATTTATCTTGTGGTACGTTTATAATATGTTCGCCTTCAAATTTAGTATTTAAATAACCTTTTGCATCTAAACCCACATTACCTGCTATCATAATTCTTTTACCATCAAATGAACATGGTGGTACCATATGCCCTGCATATGATGGAAAAATGATTAATTCATCTTCTTGTGGTTCAAAAATTATGTTAGATTCAGGGAATACTAAAGGACTTGAACCATCAGGTATTTTTAAATAATAACACCACGACCATAAAAAAGGATTGTGGTTATGTAAAATTGTTTCTTCACCTGTTGTATATATTCCACCCCAAACTTCGCTAGTAAATAATAATGATGGTTCAGAACCAATATTTGTGTTTGTGGTATAATTGGTCATTTCACCAATATATTTGAAAACACTTGTCATAGTAGCTTTTACATTTGTTCTATGTTTTTGTACATCATGACAATTAGAAAGATAATTACTCATATTTTCTTTCATATCATGGCTTAAACCTAATTTGGTTTCAAAAACTGGTACTCCAAATGTAAATTGATAGCGTTTTATGCTTTCGCGTTTTATATTTTCCATGAGAGATATTTATCATTCAGGTTTAGTAGGCCATGTTACTTTTGATGGGAAACTAGATTGTTGCGGTACATTTAATAAATCAATCCTATATTGTTTCCATTCATTTTGTTTTTCAGATGATAAATATTCCCATCTTAATGTTCCATAAATATCATCTACATCTTCTAACCTCGTATCTCTTTCCATTCTAATTTCACCAGCATCTAAATCATTCTGTTCTTCATCTGTATATTTTCTGAAATTTGTGCCAATTAATTTTATTATTTCATCATCATTAATAGTTGTATCTGTATCATCAGATAAAAGATGATAAGGAATCCAACCATATGTAGGGTGGTTGATTTCAACTTCAAATTCAGTGTTTGAATCATTTAGAGAAATGGCATTTCTAACTTCTGTAATTTTAACTGACATTTATACCTGCCTTTCTAAGATATTCGCACATAATTAGTTACTCTATTTGGAGATTGTGAATCATAGTAATTACTAGAATAACCCATTACTCTCCATGTTCCTGCTGGTGTTGGACCACCTGTCGAACCTTGAGCACTTGAAGGTCTAATTTGACTACCTGCTAATGTTTGACTTGCTTGTCTGTTACCCTGATACCAAAGTTGATTATAACATAATGCATATGAACCTACTGTATTGTAAGATGTTTGTGGGTTACCTGCTGGTCCTGTAGGACCCGTTGGACCTGTAGGACCTGTTCCACCGTTTGAGCCTGCTGGACCAGTTGGACCAGTTGGACCAGTTGGTCCAGTCGGACCAGTAGAGCCATTAGCACCTGCAGGACCTTGTAAAGCCACATTTGTTATAGTTCCTTTTACCCAAGCACTTGCTGTATCATCATATACTGCTATCAAATCTGCACCTTGAAAAGATGTTTCTGTGGCTAATCCTGTTAATGCACTTGCTACATTTGTACTGTCTGTTACATCTGCACTTGCTTCTATGCCATCTAATTTAGTACCATCTGTAGCTACATCTCTACCATCTACTGTTCCAGTAACTGTAATATTACCTGTTACACTTGTATTGCCACCTGCTGTGATAGCACCTGTTGTTAAAGCACCAACATTCAATGTTGCAAAGGCATCTACGACTTTTGCACCACTTCCTGCACCATCTAAATATACTGCCTTTGTTTGACCTGATGGTATGTCTACAGTAGAACCTGAACCTTGTTTGATTGTTATTGTTTGACTGCCTGTTGTTGCATTTTCTATATATTGCAATCTACTAACAGTATTTGGTTCAATGGTAAGTATTCTTGTTGCAGTTAATGTTGCAGAAGATGTTACCTTAAAATACATACCTCTAGCTGGGTCTGTGGCTCCATCTGCGATTGTTTCTGTTTGGTTACCATCTGAAGCAAAACAATCTTTTGTAGTGAAACTTAAACCTTCACCAATTAATTCAAGATTAGTGTTAGTAACATTTCCCCAAGTACCACTAGCATCTCCAGTGCCTAATTCATTTAATCTTAAATCATTGACATAAGTACTCGCCATTTATACCTCCTAAGCTATTGTAATGATAGCATTTGCACCAGCGGCAGGAAAAACTATTCTAAATGTACCTGATGAAACAGTAAAATCTCCACCAAAATTTAGAACTGCTATCGCTTTATTAGAATTAGAACTATTATATATCAATGCACCTCTAGCAGTAAATGATGCACTTGTCCATGTAGGGTCATCAGCATCAAAAAATGCAGTTGTACCACTTGTTGATACAGTTCTACTTGTTAATTCTACACCACCGGAACTATAACCTGTTCCAGATATTTCATTTGATGTTGTAAATGCAGTTGTACTTGCATCTAAACTTGCAGAACTTGTATAGAGAGCTATCTTTAAAGTATCTGCAACTAAATCGTGTTGTTCATCTAAAATTTCAGATTTAAATGATGTACACATCGCTTGTGTTATTGCCATTGTTAAATACCTCCTTCGTATTCTGCTTGGTAATTACGTTGCATTTCTTGTTGAAACAATGCTATTGCTTCATCAAATTGTGCTTTATACAAGTTTACACTATCTGGTGCCTTTAGAAAAGCAGAACTTTCATATAGACAGGCAGACAACAAAACTTGCTCTGCATTATCTCCTATCCAACTGTTGGCATTAGAAGAAGATAAACCTGTTTCAAGACCAATAAAATCAATCTCATAAGCTAATGTAGCTGATGGCACTGGTCCAATTAATATTTTAATACCTGATGTTGTAGCCTTTTTAGTTGCATACATAAAAGGTTCGCCTTGTGTAGATGCATTAGGCACAAAATCTCTTAAATAACTATCTATTCTATGTTTTAGAAAGATGACATCATTATTTGCTTTTGTAACAGCCACCTGTCGTATCATTCTTGCATTTGCAACATCATATTCATTTGTGCCTATTACAAAATTACCTGTTAATGTTTTTCTATAACAAGGTAGATTAGGTAACCTAGCAAATATCATGTTTTCTGCTTGTTTGATTATTTCAGGTATAGATGTAGAAAATTCTGTTCCATCATCTTCAATAAAATTTTTAATGTTTGTTTCTAATTGTGTAAAATTCATTTAATTACCCCATGTTCCTTCATTCCAAGCACCTTCACCAAAACCCGGATTAACTTGTGCTTCCTCAGTTCCAATAGCAAATGTACCTGTTACACCTGTTACATCAATGGCAGTTTCTATAAAGAATGTAGAATCTCCAACATCACCTGTTCCTGATATTCCTGTAACATTTAAATTACCTTGAATGATTTGATTGTTAATTGTACCTGTTGCTTGGACACCTGTTTGTGGATTTGGTCCAACAAATATATCTATTGTAGAACTACCGACACCACCTGTTCCTTTAACTTCAGGGTCTCCACCAAAACCACCATAACCAAATGCATTTTCTCCCCAACCATTTGTATTAGATTCAGGTATTTCAGATTCTGCAACTTCAACACCTGTGCCTGCTGTTCCAGTGGCACTTGTAGGTGTTACAGTTAAACTAAGTGTTCCGTCAGCAGATTCACCAAATGTACCTATACCACTTGTACCTGCGACACCAGTAACACCAATATCTGTGTTATTATCGATTGAACCAATTGCACCAGTTCCAACAACACCAGTTAATGCACCAGTTTGTGTATCAAAACTTTCATCTCCTGTGCCACCTGTACCTGCAACACCACCATTTGCTAATTCAAATATTCTATCATGTTCAATAGTTTCTGTTCCAGTACCACCAGTTGCTTGAACACCAGTTGTAACTGCACCAGTTTGGAAATTTCCTATAGATAATGTACCAGCGACACCTGTTGGAGATACATCAGTTTGGTCCTCAGGTGTAACACTATTTACACCACCTGTGCTTGAAACACCTGTGATAACAAATCCAACTGCAAAATTACCTATTGCAGTAGTGCCTGTAAATCCTGTAACTGGTTCATTTAATGATATACCAACTTGACCAATTTTGCCAAATGCATGTATATTTGTACCTTGTTGTGCTCTTGCAATTCTTGATGCGAATATATCTTGAGTAAAACCAATATTTATTGTTACATTTTCAGGGTCATTATTAGGTCTTGGATTAAATAATGCAGTTGCATCTACAACATTTTTTGCTGGTGTCAATTGTGGGTGTTTTGGACTATATTCTTCATCTTCAACACGAAGATTATCCCAAGTAGTTTTTAATTGAGTATATTTTACCTCAAAACCACTAATATCACTTATTGCTTTTGATTTTTTACCTGATGCAAATCTTGCCATTATCTTAAATTCAATCCAGTAGGCATTAATTTCAATGATACACCATCATTATCATTAGTAGATGCATATTCAAATGCCTCATTATATATTTGTTTTAATAAAGGATATTTATCAGGTGCATATTTTACAGATAATTTACTTGCTAAACCTGCACATATACATTCTGACCAAGTATATGGTATATCTGCATCTTGATTAGATAATGTAATATCATCTAATTGAGTCATTGCCCAATAATTTAGACGATAAGTGCTTTTATCAGGTGTTTGCCATAAAAAAATCTTATAAATATTATTAGAACCTGTTTGTCTACCTCTATCTAACATATATTGATTAGGTTTACCTGTATCTGTTTTATTTGGTATTTGATTATATTCAGATATTGTAACTCTATTTAGAATAGTATCTGTTCTTGTAGCATCTGCACTATCATAAATTACAACATCTAAAAAATCTATCACACCTGCTGGTAAATTATAAGAACTTGTATCAGCCACTAAATTTAAAGTGTTTTGTGTTACAGTCCAATAATTAATACCTCTGTTCGCCCATTCAGAAAATAATAAATTAAGACTTCTACGAGCAGAAATGGCTTGTTCTCCAGTTCTTGCTTGAATATCAAGACCACACCGCTCGTAAGCCTCTGTAATTATTTCTTCAACATTAGGTCTAAATGTAACTGTTCCAGAAGTTGCCATTTACTGCACCTTATAGTTTTTCTTCAATCTCATAACTATTTGGTAACTATCATTTGCTCCTGCACCAACTGTAGTGAACAAAACATCTCCAGTAGGATTAACTAATGTTGCAGTATTTCCCATACCTTCGCCATGTACAGTACAATAATAATACAAATCAGGTGTATCAGCAGTTGTAACAATTGTTGTTTTTGCACCTGCTTGTCCCGGTGTGCCTGTAGAAGTTACACCAGTTGTATAAGCAGAGCCACCAGAACCTTCTTTAAATGCTAATGGGTGTCCATCATTTGTGTTATCTGATTGGTCAAAAACATATGTATGATTTTTTAATAAATTTATTGCTGGAGCAGTTACACCACCTAAAGCAAATTTATTACCACCATCATTAACCACTGTAACTGTATAAGTGCGAGTTGCTTCAGTAAGTTCTGTAGTTGATGGCAATCCACCTACATCTGAAAAATCAAATCGACCACTTTGGTCTTCTGTAAGATTTAACATTATAGGGTCTTGAGTGTCACCATCTTTTAGAACTTTAATCTGCATACCTGCTACATTAAAATCAGTTTCTAAAATTTTAAGACCTGTACATGGGTCTCCATCTGAATTTGGTTGCAATCCTGATACATCAATTTTAGTTACTGCAGATTCATTGCCTGTATCAACATATTGATAATTAAATTGATAAACAACTTCTCTAACATTTTCAGAAAGTATCTTGGAAGAAACTATGTCTGCCATTTTTACCTCCTATTAACTGTCAGCGAATGGTGTTGCTACTGAACCTGAACCTATTAAAACGCCTTGAACCATGTATTCGGCAGTTGCTAATGCAGTTATCTCTACATAAGAGCCAACTTTACCACCTTTTGTTCCATTGTTCATATCAATAACATCATTAGTTGCACCCGGCACAAATGATTTTTTTGCACCATCATCTACTGCAACCATTATTGTACCGACATATTTATCTGTGCCATCAGTTTTAATTTTACCTGTCATATTTGTTTGAATAAGAAAAGTATATTTAGCACCAATTTCAGAAGATTTGATTGTTGGTAATGTTATAACACCGTCTGCATCATTTACTTCAATGATACGACCTGCATGTGCATCTACTGTTAATGTGGTATCTGCTGTAATATCAATTACATTGTTAGCACCAAGTTGCATAAAACCATTGTTAGATACAACTGGTCCTGAAAAGGTTGATTTAGCCATATAAATTCTCCTTGTCGTGGCTAGTGTCTACTTTCGTAGTCAAGGTTAAAATGTGAGAGAGATTGGAGCCAACCTACAACCTCTCTCATTCCATGCTGAGGAATTATGCCGCACCTTCAGTGCCGAAAAGACCTCTCCAATCGGTAAAACCGAATGAATATCTTTCACGAACTTTATAACGTACGTTTCCTGTTTCAAAATCTCCCTCTACACCTCTTTTTAATGGTGTTCTTTGGAACATTTTCAAACCATCTGGAACATCTGTCTTAATGAAAAATGCATCACTATCAGTTAATCTTCTCATAATGTGAAAACCTTGTGGAAGATATGAACCTGAACGTAAGGCATTTATATCATTATCTGAAGTACCTACTCTTAATTCACTATTCAATATTCTCTGAGCAGTAAAGGTATATGCAGT